CAATGATTGCGTCTGTTGGTGCATTGGGTATTGGAATGCAAAATGCAGGCCGGCGTATGACAGATTTCTTTACCAGAAACATTATCAAGATGGGTGTTGAGATAGTAAAAACTGCTGCAAGTTTTGAATACCAGATGGTTCGTGTAAAAACACTTTCACAAGCTACTGGAGAAGAATTTGTGCAACTAAAAGAAAAAGCACTGGAGATGGGTAGAACAACAAAGTTTACTGCAACTGAAGTTGGTCAGGCGATGGAATTTATGGCACTAGCTGGTTGGAATACCGGTCAGATGCTTAAAGGTATTAGTCCGTTACTAGATTTAGCTGCTGCAAGTGGAGAAGACTTAGCGTTTGTATCCGATATAGTAACGGATGCAATTACTGCACTGGGACTGAAAGCAGAAGATACGAGAATGTTTGTTGACTTGCTAGCACATTCAGCAAGATCTTCGAATACAAACATACTTAAGATGGGAGAAACATTTAAGTATGTAACCCCAATGGCAAGAGCTGCAGGTTATAGTGCAAATGACTTGATGTTAGCAATTGCGATGCTTGCGAATAACGGAATTAAAGCATCTAGAGCTGGTACAACATTAAGAGGAGCTATTGCAAGATTAGCTGCACCAACTGAAAAAGGTGCTATGTGGATGGAAGAACTTGGAATCAAAGTTGCAGATGCAGAAGGAAACTTGTTACCATTCCAGCAAGTATTACGGAATGTTAGGAAAGGTTTTAAAGACTTGAGTCAGGAACAGAAGATTCAAGCCGCACATGCTATCTTTGGTAGAACAGCTATGTCAGGAATGTTGTCAATTGTCAACACAACAGATAAAGAATTTGAGAAACTCGTTAAAACAACAAATGATTTTAATGGCGCAGCAAGTGAGATGTCGAAAGAGCAATTGAATACCTTGACAGGTCAGTGGGCAATCTTCAAAAGTATTTTAGAAAGCGTTGCAATTAATTTAGGAACTATGGCATTGCCGTACTTCAGAAAACTAGTTGCTTTTCTACAGAAAATGGCAACTGCTTTTCTAAATGCAAATCCAACAGTGAAACTCATAGCAGTAGCATTTGCCGCATTACTAGCAGCCATTGGACCGGTTGTCTTTATTGGCGGTACGTTAGTTACAGTCGCAGCTGCAATAGCAGGTGCTATTACTCTTTTAGGTGCACCTTTATTTCTTGTACTTGCAGCATTAGTACCACTAGCGGTTGCATTTGGTGGTGTTGGTGTTGCTATATTAGCGGTATTGCATAAAACAGGTTTGTTAAGGAAAGCGTTTAATTTTCTCAAGAACATTGTTCAAACTATTGTTGCTTTCTTCAAAGGAGATACAAAAAGTGCGTTTAGCATTCTTACTAAGCAAATCGGAATGTCAGAGGAAGGTGCAAACAAGTTTATAGAAACACTCAGAGGTGTAAAAAGAGCTGCTTCTGTATTGAAAGGTGTCTTTGAAAGTATAAAAACAGTATTGCAGGCTATCTTTTCTGGAGACGATGCAGAATTGATGGTTACTCTTCAACAGGAATTTGGTTTGACTGGTGAAGAAGCAATGAAGTTCAAAGATGCAATCAATGAACTGAAGGATAAAGTAAAAGAGATGCTAACCAATTTCAAAGGAGAAGCACTTGAGAACCTGATGAATTTTGGAAAAGTAATTCAAGATCTTGCGCTTAAGATCTATGACAACAGAGCTAAAATAATTGATTTCATTGGTACTCTAGCTAAAATTGCGACTACACTTGCTAAAGTAGTTACCAATATTCAAAAAGGTGCGGCATTGATTCGAAAGATTTTTGAGAAGCTATATGATGTTCTAGTCGGTCATAGTATTATACCTAACTTAATAAATGGTATTATCAAGTGGTTTAATAAACTTCCAAGTAAGTTAAAGAGTCTTGCAACCAATGCTAAGAATGCAGTTATAAATGCATTTAATTCCATGAAGAACAAAGTGATGAGCGTTGCTTCAAATATCTATTCAACAATTTCAAGTAAGTTCAATAGTGCACGAAGCATTGCCGTTAGCAGATTTAAATCATTAGCAAGTGGTGTTGTAAGTGCAGTAAGAAGCCTTCCTGGTAAGATAGGTAGTTTCTTTGGTCAGATGGCAAGCAAGATACGTAGTGCAGCAAGTAAAGCAGGATCTGCAGCTAAATCAGTAGGAACAAGTATCAAGAGAGGAATTACATCTGTTGCAAAATCAGCTGCTCGATGGGGTGCAAATATTGTATCTAGTGTTGCAGATGGTATTCGTAATGCAGCCGGTAAGGTAGGTTCCGCTGCAAGTTATGTAGCTTCGAAGATAAAAGGGTTCTTGGGCTTTGGATCACCAACAAAAGAAGGTCCCGGTGCAACTGCTCATCGTTGGATACCAAACTTAATTAAGATGCTGTCTAATGATTTGGAATCTGGAGTTTCAAGAATAAGAGAGGCTAGTGCAAAAGTAGCTTCAAACCTTAGCTTTACACCACAGACTACGCCATTATCTAATATTACAACTGATAATTCAATCAAGCAAGTGAGTATTACGATCAATGGTGCCAATATGGATGCAGATGATATTGGTAATGCGTTAGTCGAAAAGTTACAACTGTATGGAATCCAAGTAAACAAGAGGTAGGTGAGATTGTGGGATTACGACATTTTTACATACATGATGAGAATGGAGCTGTCGAACTTGAACTTGCTGTAGAGAAGAAGAGTTGGTCTTTAGATGAGAAGATGAATGCTCGCGGAATATTATATGCAAATGTTTTAGACAGAGGAGAAGCTTTTTATGCTAGCAGTGCTAGCATAATATGTGGAAGAGAAATTACATTCTATGAAGATACAACTTATCTTTGGGGTGGAGTTCTAAGAAACATCACGTCAATTCGTGAAAAAGAAAAAGGCCGCTTAATATATTCTGTTGCTATAGAAGATTACTGTGCATTAACTGATAGACCTGTCGTTAAAGGCGTTTGGGAGGATACTACATTAGACGCGATTGTCCATGAGTTAATTGACACCTACTTTTCCACTAGTGGAATTAGTGCCGGTATAATAGATGCTCCTGCAACAGTAAATAGGATTGTTATCAATTACTTGAAAGGAAATGCCGCTTTAGACCATTTAGCAGGGTTTGGTAATTATGTGTGGCGAGTAGATAAAGATAAGCGTTTGCACTTCTATGACTTGTCAAGTACTTTTAGACCAGTTAACACAACTGCGTTGACAGGAGAAAAACAATTTGAAATGCATAGGTCAAATGGAAACTACAGAAATAAGCAATGGTTTAAGGGAAACAAAAAGAAGACTGTGTACCAAGAGAATAAAAATGTTACACCAACACCAGATGGAGAAGTAAGAGAGTTCTTTTCAACATTTCCAATTGCAGAAGAACCTCTCATAGAAGTTTATACTGGAGGTGCTTGGGTCATTCAGACAGTTGGTTTGAAAGGACCGACAACTGGAAGACAATTTTACTGGAACTACAATGATACACAAATAACACAAGATGAAAGTGAAACAGCATTAGATGCTAGTAGCGGAGAAGCAATTAGAATATCATATTATGGATTGATGCCAATATATGGTGTTGTTCAAAGTACTTCCGAGATTGCTAGAAGAGGATATACGGAAGAGAACTTTGTACAAAATGACAAGTTGTACAGCAGCATAGACGCTTTAAGATATGCTGCACAGTTACTAACGAAATATGCAAATGATGGAGATTCTGCATCATTTATTTTAAGATCAAAAGATTACGAAGTAGGAGAACAATTTACATTGACTAAAACAGCTCCTTGGAATTATTCAGAAGAAGTTTTAGTGGAGAGATGTAAATGGGTTCCTGTAAGTCCTACTGAAGTAGAATACAACTACAAAGTACTTGATGGAGCTTCATTAGGTGGGTGGGAGGAATTCTTCAAAAACCTAATGCAAATAGAACACATAGAGATAGATACAGATGAAATTTTACTTTACTTGCAATCTATTGATGAACCATTAGAACAAGCAGGAACATATGACTTTACGATGTTGACACCATTATTTCCAGATACAGATGTCTATCCAGATGATTCACCACCGTTATATCCTGGTGAAATTAATGATACTGATTCAGTATCCGACTAAGGAGGTTTGAATATGCAAGTACGTGAGAAAGGTGGCGTTTATGGAGAGTACAGATTCTTTTCAATAGACCCTATTACAAAACACAGAAAACCAATTGGAGTTAAGAAAAACTTAATTATGGACGATACTCTAAACTACATAGCAAAGACATTCATTGGAGTATATCCAACGCAATGCGTTGTTAAAAGATGTTGCATTGGTGATGACAATACCACACCAACAGCTGCGGATGAAGATTTAGTAAGTACTGTTCTCTGCATGGAATATATCTCAAGATCAAATCCCTCCAATGGAGTTGCTTTGCTAGAATTTTATATTGGCAGAGATGACTATGTTGGGGATATTGAAGAGGTTGGCATTTTTGGAGGTTTCAATTCAGCAATACTTTTGTCCA